AGAGACTTGAGAGAGTGGGCGGAAAGCTTCCGTTTGTTCTCCTTTGTCTTCTGAAGTGTAGACCATTCCGAGTTCTGAGAAGTGTTGTGTTAGAACTTTTGGAGTGAATAGATCACAAACGTCTTGGGAGACGGAGATAATGTGATCGTCACCATAAGTTATTACAGCACACTTCCTGTTGAAATCCGGACGGCCTGTTGCTCGAAATAACAATAGCGGATTGCCAGTGAATTATACATCGAATTTGTGATGGCGGTTGCTGGGTTGCCGGACGGTTGTCCGTGGGCGAGTTGATAAACGTAGGTGTTTAGTAGGTGCTTAGAGTGATGGATGTTACTCCAAAGCACTTTCCGAACAAGTTTATTCTCTGCCGAATCAGCATACCAATCGTTGATGATTTCAAGAACACCCATAAAGAGTGAGTGCTCGATAGTTCCATCAAAATTCGAAAAGTCACCAGCAATCATATTGTCACCCTTGAGGCGAAGAGTTGAAGCCAGACGGCCCCATTCAGCGCTTCGGGCATCGATACCAACGGCACACTCATTTGTTATTCTTCGTTTATACATAAAAGCGAGAAACCCGCTAAAGTACATACGAAAAGCAACGGAGAAATGCAAGGGTGCGGCGCAAAAAGTTCTGGTTTTCCCTGCTAACACTTTATCTAAGGGACGAAGTTCGTCCTTCAGAGTGTCAACAAAGATAACCTCACTTATTACACCACGTTTTGCATTCTCAACGAGTTTGCCAACGTCATCTCGAAGTTCCTGGAGTCGGGGTTGATCGAAAGTCCAGTCACCTGTTCCTAGCCAGTCTTCCTTACCCTTCGTTGCACGAAGGCAGTAAGGAAAACCTGCACTTTTTGTTCGTTTTAGCGGTGGATATGCTTCATCACCATCAATACCTTTGCAGGCTTGTTCGAAGGTGAGAACAAAACGATCAGATTGTGCATCCTTGTGCTCGTACAACATTTCCTTATAGGAGTGTATTGCCAAACGCACAGAGGTGGGGTCGGAAAGTGTGACTGGGCCAATAGACTTAGTTAATCCTTTGAGCATAGGACCATCCGGTGCCAGCGGGTGGGCCATAGCGCTTGGGGCAACTGTAGTCTCGACGACCTGGTTGAAGATCAATGAACGGACCTTCTTCGTTTTGGTACCTTGGAAGACGGGTTGCGCTACGGTACCAATATAGCGCGTACTTCCTGTCAACGGAAAGTCGGAGACGTGGGCACTAACAGTGAGAGTTTCTGAATCCTCATAGATTTCACTACGAACCAGTGGTTCGAGATCTTCATAAGTGAGAACACAGAATACTCCCATGCCAGCATCACCACCAAAGTGAATACCACAGATTTTCTTTGCGAACGAATCTGAGCCAATCACTAGTGGTGTTCCACAATCTCCTTTCTTTGTTGACATTTGTACATATCCAGACTGAGGATAGTGTGTGATTTGGGGAGAACCATCAGATTTGGACCAGCTAAGCTGAACGTCTGCCGTTTTCTCGAAAAAACCATCGCGGGTTACTTGGGAGTAACCTCTTGAAGTTCTTTCGTAAGTTGGCATCAACATTCGCAAACCAGCGCGCATATCTGCTAGTTTATGTCTGTGGATGAAGTGCTTGAGAATATTTGGTCGAGGTTGAACAGAGGTGGGCATTGTTAGCATAACAAATTCTGTAGAAAAGGTAGACCTTTTAACCTCGACACGACTTTCAATGATTTGCTGAAAGTCCAATTCAACAAGCGGATCACCAGGGACATTTCCAAACCACACTGAGAACTCTTCGGAATTGTTCTGTGCACGGACGCAAAAAGCGGCCACTGCTGAGATGAAATGTTTATTCATTAAACACTTGTTACCTTTGACAAAGGTTAAGTATCCAACGAAAATTTTTTCATCTCCGACTTGTACCCATAGGGCACCAGTACTTTTCCGAAGCATTCCACAGAGTTCATCTGCCTGTTGGGAAACCGGTCCTTCACAAGAAACCTTGCTGCGTTTCCTTTCAGTGTCAGATGAACGACCACTCTCGGCTGAGAGCAGTACTTCTGCAAGAGGATCTCGCTTGCGCGAAAAATTTGCAGGATCTTCAGTCTGGATAACTCGCATTGGTGGAGTGCGAGTAGCGGATTCGAACGTGTGTTCTGTTCGAATGGTGGGTTGGTTGGTTGGTTGGCGTGTTGGGGACTCACTTGAGAAAGTGCCCTCAACTCCAAAACGAGCTTTAGTGGCTTCAAGACTTGTCAAACGAATTAACTTTTCGGGGAATGTGGATAAAAAGTTTTCGTAATCTTCTTGAGTCACTCTTTCGTTGTGGAGTTGAGAAGCGGAC